CACATAGTGGAGGTTCCGGTGGAGGTTCAGGTGGTAATCACCCGTCGCATCCCGGTGGTGGAACAGGTAATTATGGCAGTTATTCTCCAGCTGAAGGACATGATGGAGGCCATGGAAGATACAATGGTAGTAGTTATTACGCTTCTGGTGGTGGTGGTGGAGCCGGCGGAATCGGTGGTAATGAAACTCCAGATGGACTTGGTAACGATTGGAACGCTGTAGCTGGTCAAGGGGGATTAGCTAAAATGTCCACTATTTCAGGTTCAAAAGTTTGGTATGCAGGAGGAGGTGGAGGTGCTTATAGATTTACACATAAACTGTCTCCTGATGAAGCAAAAATTAATGCCGGTCCAGAAGGAGGCCATATTTTAGGAGGAGGAAGTAGATTTCCTGCTCAAAAAGGTGGTGCTGGTAATGGGAATTATCAGGGTGCACCTTCTCCAACTTTAGGAACTGGAGTTGCTAACACAGGTGGTGGAGGTGGAGGAATTTGTTATACTCAATACACTCCTAGTTTTCCAACTTCTAGTGGTGTAAGTGCTGCAGGTGGATCAGGTGTAGTTATTGTTAGTGAACCGAATGTTAATGCTGCTGGAGCTTGGGATTTAAGAGAAGTATATCATAAAAGGGTTACGGGTGGATGGCTAAAGAATTAAATGAATTTAGAAAATTATTATTGGTATTTTGAATCTGCTATTCCTTCAAGTATTTGTGATGAAATAGTTAAAACAGGAGAATCCTTTTCTAAAGAAAAAGGGTTGACAGGAGGAGACACTGGTAGGGAGCCTCCTTCAAAAGAAGAATTAAAAAACATACAGAAAAAAAGAAAATCAGATGTTGTGTGGCTTACAGGATATTGGTTATATAGAGAAATACAACCTTTTATTCAAATAGCAAATGAAAAAGCTAATTGGAATTTTCAATGGGATTGGTCAGAAGCGTGTCAATATACTGAATATAAAGAAGGACAGTTTTATGATTGGCATTCAGACAGTAATCCTAAACCTTATGATAGACCTGATGATTTAAATATGCATGGTAAAATAAGAAAGTTATCTATGACTCTTTGTTTAAGTGATCCAGAAGATTACGAAGGTGGAGAGTTAGAGTTTGCTTTTCACGATCAAGATGGAGATAAACAGCCTAAAATTTGTGAAGAAATAAGATCGAAAGGTAGTTTAATTATATTTCCAAGTTTTGTTTGGCATAGGGTTAAACCTGTAACTAGAGGAATTAGACATTCTTTAGTGTGTTGGAGTGTAGGACAACCTTATGTATAAAGTTATTAAAAGAGCAATATCAAAAGAACTTGCAGAATTTTGTTATGATTATTTTTTAAATAAACGAAAAGTAGCAAGAATTTTTTATGATAGTCAATATATTTCCCAATTTAATCTAGATTGGGGTCAATGGAATGATGATCAAATACCAGAAACATATAGTCATTATGGCGATTTAGTCATGGAAACTCTACTACAGAAACTTAAATATAGAGTAGAAATAGAAACAAAATTAACATTAAATGAAACATACTCATATGCAAGAATTTATAAGAAAGGAGATGTTTTAAAAAGACACAAAGACCGATATAGTTGTGAAGTATCTACAACATTAAATTTAGGTGGAGATAAGTGGCCTATCTTTTTAGAACCTTCAGGAAAAGAAGGAGAAAAAGGAACAAGTATATTATTAGGTCAGGGAGATATGTTAATATATCAAGGTTGTGAATTAGAACATTGGCGAGAAGCGTTTAAAGGTGAGAATTGTGCACAAGTGTTTTTACATTATAACGACGCGTCAAAAGAAGAAGCTAAAGAAAATAAATTCGATAGAAGGCCTTTTTTAGGACTACCACCTTGGTTTAAAGACTATAAACTTCATAAATAGTAGTAAGAGCGGAGTAAAATTATGGCAACAAATGTACACTTTAGTCAACAAGTCCAAACAGAACAAAATCTTGTAGAAGATTTAGTTGTTGAATCCTTACGCATGTATGGACATAATTGTTATTATCTCCCTAGAAAAATAATAAACGAAGATACAATTCTTGGAGATGCGGCTAACTCTAGTTTTGAAGATGCATATGAAGTAGAAATGTATCTTGAAAATGTAGAAGGTTTTGAAGGTGAAGGAGATTTGTATTCCAAGTTTGGAGTAGAAATTCGAGATAGTGCTACTTTTGTTATCTCAAGGAGAAGTTGGGAACGATTTGTTTCATTAGACGCTAATCTTGCAACAGGATTAAGGCCTAATGAAGGTGATCTTATCTACTTTCCATTATCAAAAAGTCTATTTGAGATAAAATTCGTAGAACACGAAAATCCATTTTATCAAATGAATAAATTATTTGTTTTTAAAATGTCTTGTGACTTATTTGAATACTCTGGTGAAGATTTCGATACAGAAATTCCAGCTCTTGATACTGATTTAGAATTAGCACAAGGTCAAGCTATCGAAATGACATTAGCAGATACTCCAACATTGAGAGACTTTGTTCCTGGAGAAGCAGTTTCTCAAATGGTATATCCTGGTATTGTTATATCAGGTGTTGTTTCAGCTTGGAGTGAAGATACAAATAAACTTACAGTATCTTCTATTAAAACTACAGATACAGGTAACACATATACTACTTTCTTAACGACAGACATAAGTGAAGGAGTCATTGAAATGGAAGCTTCTTCTGAAGGAGATAAAATTATCTTGTCTGGTACAGGACAAGAAGGATACTTTATTGATTTCGAATCAGGAACTTCAGCTGTGACATTCCCTTCATACATTACTGATGGAAGTACAGGAACAGATACTATTGATTTAGAAACTGGAACTGTAGCTGATTCTATTGCATTAGAATCTGGACTTGAATCTACTGAATATGATCATATAGTTTTAGAAGATAGTCTAGTGTCTAGAAGAACTATTAATTCTATCGCTGCTGAACAAACATTACCAACGGATCCAGGAGCATTTAATGTTGATTTAGAAACAGATGCAGATGGAATCATAGATTTTTCTGAAGGTAATCCATTTGGAGAAGCTACATAATGTTTGGACCACATTTTTATCACGAAACAATTAAACGCAGTGTATCAGTTTTTGGTACATTGTTTAATAATATTGATATTAAGAGAGCTGATGGAACTCTTATTAAAGTCCCATTAGCATATGGACCTAGAGCTAAATGGATAGCTAGATTACAACAACAAGCTGATTTAGATACAACAAGAACAGCAATTTCACTTCCTAGAATGGGTTTTGAATTATCTTCAATAGAGTATGATTCTACTAGAAAATTAACTAAAAGAACTCAATTAAAGAAAGCATTAGCTAGTAATCCAAACAATATGCAGTATCAATATGCTCCAGCACCATATAATTTAGGATTTGATTTGAGTGTATTAGTAAAAAATACAGATGATGGATTACAGATTATAGAACAAATTATGCCATACTTTACACCTGATTATACAGTTACGATTAATACAATACCAGATATGGCTGATAAAAGAGATATTCCGATAACATTAACAAGTGTATCTCAAACTGATGAATATGAAGGTGATTTTACAACAAGACAAGTATTAAGATATGATTTATCTTTTGTTATGAAAAATTACATCTATGGTCCTGTTAGAGATTCAGATATTATTAGAACAGTTAAAGCTAGAACTTATATCGAACAGGGTTCAGGTGAAATATCAAATACAGATACAGCAGGAAAAGTTGTTGAACAAATTGTCATGCCAAACCCTAGTGATGCAGACCCAGATTCTACATTTACATATAATGAAACAACAGATTTCTTTGAACAACCTACTGTTACTTATTCAGACGATAAATCCAGCGATCCAAAATAATCATAAATACTTATTATGAGTAAAGTAGATCAAAAATTAGATGAACTTCTTGATATTCAGGGAGAAATTATTGAAGTAGAGAAAAATCTTCCTACTTTAGCTAAAACTAACCATTCTAAACAAGAAGAACAAAATTCAGACTACAAGTATAGTAGGGAAGTGTTTTACGGTCTTGTAGAACGCGGTCAGGACGCAATAGAGGGCATTCTAGATATAGCTAGAGAGTCAGAACATCCAAGAGTATATGAAGTAGCTGGCCAATTAATTAAAACAGTAGGAGAAACAACAGAGAAGTTGATTGACTTACAAGCAAAAGTAAAAGAATTAGATAAAGATGATTCAATGCCTGATAAAGTACAAAACAATTTATTTGTTGGATCATCAACAGAATTACAAAGACTATTAAAAAATCATGCACAAAAATGAAGGCTATCTCGGTAATATCAATGTCAAAAGAGCTGGTGTTCAAGCCGAGTGGACAGAAGAAAAGGTTCTAGAATACAAGAAATGTATGGAAAGTCCTATACATTTCATAGAGAATTATGTAAAAATCATATCTCTTGATGAAGGGTTAGTACCTTTTAAACTTTATGATTATCAAGAAGAATTAATAGATCATTTTGACGAAAATAGATTTAGTGTTATTTTAGCTTGTAGACAGTCAGGTAAATCAATTACAACTTGTGCGTTTCTTCTTTGGTATTTACTATTTCAACCAGAACAAACTATAGCTATTCTAGCTAACAAAGGTTCTATAGCAAGAGAAATGTTGGCCAGAATTACTACAATGTTAGAACATATACCCTTTTTCTTACAACCAGGCACAAAAGTATTAAACAGAGGATCAATCGAGTTCGAAAATGATAGTAGAATTGTAGCATCAGCTACAGGAGCTAACTCAATTCGTGGTTTGTCAGTAAATTTATTGTATCTTGATGAGTTTGCATTCGTAGAAAACGCAGAACAATTTTATACATCAACATATCCTGTTATTACATCAGGTGGTAAATCTAAAGTTATTATAACATCTACAGCTAATGGTATAGGTAATATGTATCATAAACTCTATGAAGGAGCTGTACAAGAAAAAAACGAATACAAAGATTTTAAAGTTAATTGGTATGATGTACCTGGTAGAGATGAAGAATGGAAAAAAACAACAATAGCTAATACTTCTGAATTACAATTTGAACAAGAATTTGGTAATTCATTTTTAGGAACAGGTAATACATTAATCAATGCAAATACATTACTTGGATTACAACAACATAATCCGATATGGGCTAAACAAAATGTATATCTATATGAAGAACCTAAAAGATCGCACGATTATGTTATGACTGTAGATACAGCTAAAGGTCGAGGACAAGATTATTCAACATTTAGTATATTTGATTTATCAGAAAAACCATTTAAACAAGTAGGCATTTATAGAGATAATATGATATCTCCATTATTATTCCCTGATATTATTCATAGATTTGCTAAAATGTATAATGATGCATTAGTTATTATAGAAAATAATGATCAAGGACAAATAGTATGTAATCAACTCTTTTATGATATAGAATATGAGAATGTATTCACTACATCTTCTGTTAAATCATCAGGAATTGGCGTTACAATGACTAAAAAGACTAAACAGATAGGCTGTTCTACATTAAAAGAGTTAATGGAAGAAAACAAATTACAAGTAATAGATAGATTTACAATCAACGAATTAGTAACCTTTGTATCAAAGGGACAGTCATGGGAAGCTGATGGTGGTAACCATGATGATTTAGTAATGAATTTAGTACTATTTGCATGGTTTATAACAACACCATTCTTTCAAAGTTTAACAGATTTAGAATTGAAAAAGATGTTATATGATGAACAACAACAAATGATAGAAGATGAATTAACACCTGCAGGACTTTTTGTTTCAGGAGATGAAGAAGAAGTTTATATAGAAGGTGGAGATGTTTGGACTGTTGTTGGAGATACGAAAGTTTACTAAATTATAAATACTAGTTAATGATAGAATTAATCTATCAGACTTTAAAATTTATTTTATATTTCGAAATATAAATTTAATAGGAGATAAAATTATGGCATTTCAAGTTTCGCCAGGAGTACTGGTTCAAGAAATAGATGCTACTAATGTTATTCCTGCGGTATCAAGTTCTACTGGAGCTTATGTTGGGCACTTCCCTTGGGGACCTGCCGAACAAGTTCAAACAGTAAGTTCCGGAAAAGACCTTGTTGACCAATTCGGGGAACCAGCGTCTACAGATGTCGCAGCAGAGTATTTTTACCCTGCAGCTATGTTTTTAGATTATGGTATTGACTTAAAGGTAGTTCGTGTAGCAACAACTAGTATGGTAAATGCTACTACAACATCTGGACAAAGTTTATTAATTAAAAACTTAACTCATTATCGTGCAAACTATAATGATGGTTCTGCAAACGTCGGTGAATACGGCGCAAGATATGCAGGTGTTTTAGGTAATAGTTTAAAGATTAGTTCTTGTGGTGGTGCTGATGCATATGCAAAAGCTGCAACTACTACAACTAATTCAACTGCATCCATAGGAGGAAGTACAATTCCTGTTACTTTAGGAGAGAAATTTGTTGTTGGTGATATAATCACAGCGATTGGTTCTGATACTACAAGATACAAAGTCACAGCGATTGCTTTTGACTCTGGATCAACTGGTGCAGGTGATCTTACTATTGAACAAGAAGATGATTCTACTCAAAAATTAGCAGCAGATGTTACTAGTGGTGCTAGTATATCTAGAGAGTGGGAATATGCTCAACAGTTCAACGGAGCACCTGGAACATCAACCTTTACGGCTGGTCGTTCTTCAGCTGGTGCAACTGATGAATTACATATTGTAGTTATTGATGAAGATGGTTTAATATCTGGGGTTGTGGGAACAATTTTAGAAAAATATGAATCTGTCTCAAAAGCTGCTGATGCAAAAGACGAATTTGGAGCAACAAA